GGAGTAGGAGAGGAGAAGGGGAGAGAAGAGGAAGGGGAGGGGGCAATAGTCAATCATGTAATAGAATACAAACCCCTTGTGGCTGATTATTTTAAAGAACAAGACATAACACAAGCCTTAAAGATTATCTTTTGTGAAAGCAGTGGAAAGAAAAATGCAAAAGGTCGTAATAGAGATGGGACAGAAGACATAGGTATCTGGCAGTTTAATGACAGAACATGGGCTTGGTTAAAACCTAAGTTAGGTATAATAAGTGATAGAACAGATGCAGTAGTATCAACTAAAGTTGCTGCCTGGCTAGTTTATAACGATGGCTGGCATCATTGGAACAGCAGCAAAAGTTGTTGGAAAGGAACTAACAATGCATTATTACAATATAAAGAAAGGTGAATGATAACGTTAACAATCTTTACAACATGCAATGCAAAATGTGTAGTGCATGTTTTCTTACAGATTATCCATTGGTAGATTTCTGTTCGGATTGTGAAGATGATGTTATGAAAATCATAAAGGAGTTTGATGAAAGCTAATTTTGGTAGAAAAGATATTGTTGATACCAACATATTTACTAATCCAGAATATATCAAGACGTGGGCAAAATCTATGCAAGATGCTTGTGGTAACGTATCAATGAAAATACCACCAGACATAAATACAACATTTGCTTCAGCAGAAGAAAAGTATGCTGTAACACCTAGCGATACTAGGGTGAAATGGCACGCAAAATTAAATCAATACAAAGAAAATGCACAAAACAAGAATACTTTTGGGGGAAAAAGGTTTTTAGGTCATACAAAAAAAGGTACAGAAGTATGGGTTTCTTATACTTTAGATAAAGAAACTAAACAAATACAGATAAAAACTACACATAATCTAAACGCGCTACGAGACAATTCTGCACGACTTGCACCGAGACGCGTAACAGTAGCAAACAATACACCATATACTGGTGATTTAAATGCAGTATCTGGTAGAGACCATGGTAGAGTAACACCAAAAACACTTGAATATATAGAAACACTTATGGACTTTAGTCAAATGGGTATAGGTTTAGTATCTGGTGAATGTAGTAAACAGTTGTTTTTATATGTATCTAATGCAATTTATGAAGGCGGAACAGATTTAGCTAAAGATGAATGCCGATGGTCAGATATTATGGATACATGGGACTTACCAGCAGGACAATACTTTACAGTATATTAGTCCAAAACTGTAACACATAGGTCTTAAAACGTCTTAAAACAGCAAATAGGACTATTTCTTACGTTTCTTTTTTTGCTTATGCATTTCAAAAACTGGAGGATATTTACCAGTTAATGCTTTATATTTACCTATAGCTCTTCTTTTATGCTCTAAACTTTGCATTTTGTAAAGATTTTCTCCAAGCTTTCTACCTTTATATGCTGCTTTTAATACGTTATGAGCACCTGCTAACCTTTTAAAAGGATTAGTTTGGTCTATCGTAGCTTGCAACATTGTCTCTTGTCTTTTTCTAGCTTTACCATATAAAGCTTTATGAGATTGAATCCTTGCTTGCAATTCTCTTCTTGGCATATTAAACGTATAAGGGTCATCTTTTGCTGAACCTAATGGGCCAGGAAATCCCCTTTTAGGATTGTAAGGTGATTTTGCCATTACTTACTAATTTGTTTTTTTGCGTATTCTTTTACTACTACTAACGCGGCACCGCCACCTGCAATAGCTGCTAGTTGTAATGTGTCTGCTTCAACACCAACGAGGGGACTAACAGTTAAAGCTCCAATAAAAGCTTCAACAAATGTCCATAACGTTTTTTCTAGCATATCTTTTAATGAATCACTCATTTTATAACTCCATGCTTCGTTCCAAGGAGTCCACCCCACATCCTTCTTGAATGTGCCATCTTGGTTTCTTTGTCTTTTATTCTTTATAAACATTAATATTTGAATCCGTAATCATCAATTTTAGAACCATATAAATCAAAAGATTTCTTTTTTGCTTTAGGTAATGATGATAATACTGTAAATGCATCATAAGCTAATAATGCTGTACCAACTCCTGGTATTAATCTAGCAGCACCTTTAGCTACTAATTTTGCAGCAGCTTTTTTACCTACAACACCTTGCATATATTTTTGCATAGAACGTGCCGCAAATTTATCTGTTTGAGCTTTAGATTGTAAGCCTGATTTAAATGGTTTTTCTCCTGCTTTTAAAGTATCTACAGCTGTATCTGCAGGAAATGTTTTGAGAAAACTTGTTTGTCTACTACCTTTAGGTACTCCAACACCAGCTCTAGCAGGATTACCTGCACTAGGAGATATACTTTGTGTTGCCTGTGTTACATTAGCTAATTTATTTACACCTTTACCAGCTGTAGGTTTAGGTAAATCTTTAGGGTTAACTTTTGTAACAACTAAACTTTTACGAGCTTTTACTCTTGCTTTAGTTGCAGCTAAACGTTGTTTTTTAGCAGCTTCTTTTAATGCTTTATCTGATATACCAGTAAACTCACCAACACCTTTTACTTTTATTGGTTTGCCTGAATCGTAATATAATTTTTTACTCATTTAAATCATTCTCTTGCCATCTAGTTTAGCATTCAATGTTTTGATTTCACCACTAATCTCTTGTAATTTTTCATAAACATCTGATTGTTCAGCTGGTTTGTTCAATAATTTTTGTATAGTTGTATATTCTATACTTACAGGTTTGCCTTGTAGTAATTCACTAGCTACTTTTGCATACATTTTTTTATATGCAACTGTACTACTACCAACAAATCCATCTTTTGATACATCTAAATCTTGTTGTGTTTCACCAACTATTAAACAACCTGATGTGTGCTCGTCAGTATTTCCTGTATGAATTAAAATATAAGTAAAATTAGGTACATCTTGTACATGTAACATCCCGTAGTGGGCATTTTTGTAACGTTCAGAATATTTAGCATGAAAACCACCAGTTTTTCTAAACTTTATATCATATGTACCTTCAGGTATGCACGTTTCATGCATAACTTTTACTGCTTGATACTGGTCTTCGAGTGTATAACACTCAAATTTATCATCAATAAGTAAAATACCAGAAGTTGCATCTATACCAAACTGTGTTCTAACGACTGTTAATTTCATTAGTATTTATAAGACTTTTTACTCTTCTTCTTCTTTTTTTTCATAACTCCTCTTAACTAATTTATTGTAATCTACACATCCTAGATTACCACAATACTTACGTTTTTTCTTAATTACAGGTGCCTTCTTACAGGACTTACAAACAGTTACCAATTAGTGGCTAAATGCTCCGTGTATGCAATTGCAAATAGTAACCCAAGTACCATATTCATTTTTTTTAGCAGTGCATCTGTTATCTAATTCTTCTAACAAATCATCTAAGATTGGGTCATCCATCCACATTACTTTTTCCTTGTAGCTCTAGATTTTTGTACAGCTTTTAAATTTATATATTTACCTTGTTTATAAGCCTTAGCTGTTCTTCTAATTTCAGCCGCAACCTGTGATTTAGAGTTCTTTTTATTCTTAAGATACTTAGCAGGAACGCCTTTCTCATATTTAACCTTACGTCTACTTTTTCTTTTTGGCACTAGATTTACCTTTTTTCTTTATGTCATTATCTTGAGAATGACCACCCCTAATAAAACTATTAACTCTCCCCATAGCCCAAGCAGCCATGGAAGCTGACTTACTACCTGATGATAGGTATGCTCCTTGTCCTCGCCTGTAAACTTGAGCAAGTTGTCCGTAGGTATATTTTGAGTTTTTAGCTTTTTTCTGTAAAGCTGCTTTTGTTTTAGCATTTAAAGGTTTTCTAGCTGGTTTTTTTTTAGTCATTAATCATCACCTGGCCAATTAGGATTACCTGCATAATCATGGTCTTTTTCTTCCATTACTTCTTAATCTTTTTAATCTTGCCATTTGCTGTTCTAGCAAACTTATGTGTTTTAGTTTCTCTAATAAGTGTACCATAATACCTTTTACCACCCCACATCCAACTTACTTTAGCCATTATGTACCTACAGCTTTCTGCGCACGTTTATGTGCTTGTGTAAATGTAGCACCACGTTTCATAGAATTGTACATATATTTCATATGTTTTTTACTATGATGTTTTGAATGTTTTTTCATAGTAGCTTGCTGTCTTTTAGTAAGACTAGAAATGTCAACACCTTTAACTTTCATTTTTTCTTTCGCTTCCTTAATACAGCAAAATCTTTTTCATTTAAAACGTTAAAAGGCGGAGCTAATTTAGCTATAGCTTGTTGTTTTTTTGAATAACCTTTTTTACCTTTTGGCATACTACCATTTTACCTTATGTGACCAGTAACGTGCGGACATAATACTAGGATTTCTATCTTGTGCATTATGTCTTGCATAGTAAGATTTTTTACGTGCTTTATCTTTTTTAGATTTAGGATTTTTACCTGCGCCTCTTACACCTTGTTGACCAAATCTAATTAATTTTAATTGATGACCTTTTTGTGCAAGCACCATATGTGATTTAGTTTTATGTCCTGGTGTACGTTTTGGTTTATTTACACCTTTTAAACCATGTTTTTTAAGTAAAGATTTTTTACGTGCCTCATGTGACATATTAACTCTTTTCTTTTCTAAAACTAATTGTAGCAAGCCAAATAATTAATGTACATATTGTAGCTAGTCCTGTAATTTGTTGAGCACTACCAGTTAAAGTAAGTGTAGCAATAATTAAACCTACCAAAGTCCATGATAAATTTAACGTTTCTTTAACTGCTTCTACAATCCAGTTCCATATTTTTTTTATCATATTGTTTTCCTAAATACAAATGCTGCCATAGTAGCTATTCTAGTCAAAATAACTGGCACCACCACTTCTTGTGCTTTTTCTTTTTGGTCAGTTGTCATATCATCTCCTATATTTGTTAATGATATATCTTCAAAATCAACTAATACTTCTATTGGATTTTCTAAAAATGTTTCAAATTGTACTTCTGTTACAACATCAGCAAGAGTATAGTTTTCTACATCAGCATTTGCTACAGCTCTTTCTACATACTCTTCAACAGCTTCTGCAACAATTTCATCTTCTTTAACTGCTTCAGCTATAATTTCAACATCTTTAGTTTGTACTTGTAAAACTTCTGCTACTACTTCTACTTGTTCTTCTGTTAACTCTTCTATTTCTTCTATTGCTTCTTCTACAACAGCTTGTATAACCTCTTGTACTTCTTCAGATACTTGTTCTAATTGTTGTACACCAACTTCTTGTACTTCTTCAAGAACTTCTATAACTTCTTCTGTGTCGAGTTCTTGCACATATATTTCAATGGCCTCTTCAATTTCTTCATCTGATGCGTCTTCTTCTATAATAGGTATAGCAACTATTTCTTCAATAGTTTCTTCTACTTGAACCAATCTATCGTCTTCGGAGTCTCCGTCAGATAATTCTTGTTCCAAGATTTTATTTTCTTCCGAAATTTCCTTTTCTGGTTTGGTGTCATTCGGTTGTATTTGTCTGTCCAATTCATCTTCTGTATCCTCAATAATAATAACTATATCTTCTGGTATATCTTCAATTATAACTTCAGGTAATTCAAACTCTTCTAATTCTTCTAAATATTCTTCAACTTCAAGGACTGTGTCATTAAACTCTTGAATTTCCTTTTTAATATTTCTTTCTTCTTCAGTTTCATATTCGGATTCATCTTGATGTCTATCTTCATCAATATCAGGTATATTAACATCATCAGAAAGCTCTTCTCCGTCTTCAACCATATCTTCGTCATTAATGATTTCAATATCATATTGTTCTAAATCTCCTCTCTCAATTTGTTCGTCAGTTAATTCTACACCATATATTTCATAATTTTTTTTACGTTCGTTATCTCGTTCAACTGTACCATCATCTATTTCATGTTGTTCGTATTCTGCTTCAGTTCCATCATCAAGCACAACAACAAATGTTTCAGGTTCAGGTGGTGGTGGAGGTATGTAAGGTTCTGGTTCAGGCTCTGGTTTAGGAGGTGGAGGTAATGTTGTTGTGGTTGTTGTTGGTTGTATGTACTTAAATGATATGTCATCAAGCAAAGACCAGTCATTAATTGTAATTGTAAAACTATCTATAAATGTTTCTAATGTGTCGTATATGTTATAAACAACATCTTCAAACATATTTTCTATATCTGTATTGTTTTGACCTTCAAGGACATTTACTTGTGTTGTTTCATCAGTATGTGTGTATGTAACTGTGCCATCATTATTTAATGCACCGATTCTAAAACCAACCTCGTATATATCAATGTCTAACTCTTCTTCATCTACTGTTGTAGTTTCAGGTAATGTAAATGTATAGTCATTGCTATCATTACCATGTTGAAAGTAATGTAAGTTCATATGAAAGTCAGTCATACCACAACAAGACCAGTTACCATTACTATGGTTACTATCTATTTGTATGTTATTTTCTACTTCATTACCCTGACTATCTAACTCATCTTCAGGTAACTCTATATCTGTTGATTGTTCCCATTCAGGTATAGTTGTAGTAGTTGTAGTAGTAGTTTCTGTTTCTTCAGGTATTGTGGTCGTAGTTGTTTCTTCTGGACCATCAAATGTTTCTATTTCTTCTACTTCTCCTGGGATAGTCGTAGTAGTAGTATCAGGTATAGTAGTGGTAGTAGTAGTTGTAGTATTGTCTTCATTTGCTAACGCTGATATTGGTAGCATAATTAAACATACTACTAACCACCATTGCAGCAACCGTGTCCGCAGCATTCCATATAACCTCCTACATTAGAGCGTTGACTAACACCACTAATGCAGAACCTGCAACGAGCCAACCGCTTAGTTCTTGTCTTGAAATCTTACTATTTACTTTTTCGTGAAGTAAATCAATACGTTCGTTTAATTCTTTTTGTCCATCAATAATTATGTTTAATAGTTCTTTATTGGTAAAACCATTACCATTAGTCATTATAACTTATCCAATCCCATTCTTCTGGATTATTATCTTTTTTATTAGCTAATTTATCTAACCATACATACATATCTTTTAAAAAATATCCAATAATAAAACCAATTACATAATCCATCACAAGATTATAACATAAAATTTTTTATTAAGGCTTAGGGTACTTATCTTTCGTAGTTTTTATTACAGCTTTCCAAGCATCTATTCCATTATGATC